TTTACTTGACAGGTAGATGTATTAGTGCTATACTTATAGTAGATAAAACAGAAAGGAGAAAATCTCCAAATGGAAACATTAAGCTTAGAATTATTGAAAGCCTATCAGGGCTACGTGCGTGACTTAATGAATCAGAAAAATATGTTTTTAGATTATTATATGCCTGATAGTGTTTTACCGAAATCAGCAGGTCTATTGATCAAGTCTTATTGCTGGAATATGAAAATGGATCCGTACCGAGCGCCTCAACAATTGAAGAAAGTTGAGTCATGGATGCGTAAGGCTGGGCCAAAGGATTTGAAGATTAAGCGCGTGGATGCTTGCCTTGAGCTACTACTCTCGCAAGAGAAAGATGTGAGCTACTCAGACATAATTGACGCGTACGCAAAGACGAAACGTAAAAAGTCAGCAATTGAGCCAAGAGATTACAACATGGACGCTGAGTACTTCTTCTCTCATTTAAAATAAAAACACATAAGCATTTTTAAAAAAAGTAGGGTATTACACTTGACAAGATAGCTGATTAGGTGTATACTTATAGTAAAGAAAAACAAAAAGGACTAAAATATTATGCGTAAAGTTTATTACAAATACATGGACGACAACGAACGTACAGTAAGCGTACGACGAGAGATTACATTCGCGAAAGGCTACGTTTACAAAGTAGACAACGAAGGCAATGTGACAACAACACAACATGACATGACACTCGCGCTACGTCGTAGAGAGTCAGAGGTAAAACGTCGCTACGCGCATTACTGCGAGGAAAACGGATACGACGGTTTTAAGGTTTTGGACATTGAATATAAAAAGCTTACCTCGAATATTCCTATGACGGTATTCATGAAAGGACTAGATTATGACAGCTAAGAAAAAAACAAACCTCAGCAGTGACCGCGGATATATCACACGGCGTGTCAATCAGCTCTCGAAGATGGGCGCAAAAGACGAAGAGATTAAAGCCGTCCTGGGTACTAATACTCTCTCTAGTAAAGAAATGGATACAAAGACCGTACGACGCGTAGCGAGTAAGCTTAAGACTAAAGCTTACGCGTCTAATGATCTTGCGGTTAATCCACACACGGGCGGTATCTACCGCGAATCAACGACGAAAAAGCTTCAGCTATTTCGCCAGATGGATACGACTATCGAGGGCGGGGGACGAGCTGATGGCGTGGCGATGGGTAAAGATTGGGCAAGCGAACAAAAAAGCAAATTTAGCAGATTGAATGAAACGCAAGTCCGCAAGATGAAAACAGGCTATGCAAAAGACAAAAAAAACCAGTATATCAGCGCTCTTGAGTCTCGCTATAAAGTGATGAAAAAGGCGGGCGCAACACCTGAGCAATTAAAAAACGCACGTGCCGCGATTCGTAGCGTTCGTCTTCTCAGTCCTACAAAGTTTGTGGATAGTTTGAAAGACCCTTCAACGCGTATGCAATGGAACATTAAAAACCTTCGAGAATGGTTTTATGACTCAGACGGTAAAAAAGTTGAAATGAGTGACAGCACTAAAGTAAGCGAAATAGACAGCTCCTTTGATGATGTACGAGGTGCGTCTAAAGTTGCTTACAGTCGCTCGGCTCGACACCACAAAAAATAAACAATAAAGAAAGCGATACTTTATTATGAATACCACGAATAATAAAAAGAACCGCACTGACCGCACATTTTACGCGGCAGTGGCGGACATGACTAACGAAAACGCGGAAAGCGTTACACTTAATAGCATTACTTTTAAACGTTGTCTCACTACTACTGCTACGACGTTTGACAGCATCGGCGCATTTTTGAAAGCCTGGGTTGGTCAAGGGCTTAACGATACAAACACAGTACACACGCTCTTTTTTCCGAATCTCGTTGAGGTCGCTGATACGCTCTTAGCGTACTTTATCGAAAACGGTATTAAATACGATAATCAAATCGGTCTTGAGTTTTACGAGTTGCGCTTTTATGTCAACGATTACCGCTTCGAGATTAAAGATTTTAAAAAGGTCTTTGATGGTGATGTTAACGCTATGCGTGAGACCTTTAAGCTTAGCGGTAGCGACATTGATGTTTTTTGTAAAGCGGTTGAAGAATATTTCGTCGCAGGCAAATACGTTCGCTTTACTAATGCTTCGCAAGCGCTTTATGAATTTAAGCAAATCATGAAACAGCAAGGCTACGCCTTTGATAGTTATTTTCCACAACTTGCGGACGATATCGATTCGCTATGTCGTGAAGTAGATAAATCTGGTTGGAATTACGTCGTTCCGAAATACGTTGATAAAGACATTAAAGGCGAGATTAATGTTTTTGATATTAATAGTATGTATGCCTTTATCCAAAAATCGGCGGTCTTGCCTTATGGTAAACCAGTCGAAATTAATACGGTATGGCCTAAAGCTCCTTTAGAATCTCAAGTCTCTTTCGTTTCTTTTGAATGCGAATTTGAATTGAAAGACGGATTCTTTCCATTTGCTAAAACAGTAAACAGCATGTACAGCGATGGACACCTCACGTATGAAACTAAAGGACGCTCTACGTTTTGCATGACTTGGACTGAGTATCAGCTTTTTCTTAAAAGCTATGACGTCGTAGATTTTGTCTTTTTGAAACAGGTGACTTTTGCAGGTGCCAGAGGTTTATTTGATACGTATGTAAATAAATATTACGCTGAAAAACAAGAAGCATCAACTCCTTTTAGTCGACAACATGCGAAAGCTATGCTCGTTAGTCTTTACGGAAAATTTGGCTCTAAGACTCGTCTTACGAATCGCGATCCACGAATCGACGAAACCACGGGTCGTGTGGTCTATGAAAAAGGGCGTGATACGTTCGTAAAAGCGATTTACGCTCCAATGACTGCTGCTATTGCTTCTCTCGCTCGTACATATATTGTATCAGTCGCTCTCATGCATCGTGATAACTTTGTTTATAGTGATACGGATGCGGTACACTTGACAACTAAAGACGTGAAATTTGAAGTTGATTCAAAAAAACTCGGTGCGTTTGATTTGGAAGTCTCAGGCGTTCGCTTTAAATACATCCGTCAAAAATGTTACGCGATCGAAAAGACAGACGGTTCTCTCCACGTAAAGGTAGCAGGCATGACGGACGCGGTCAAAAAACAGGTGACTTTTGACAATTTCAAGGTAGGTCAAAAATTCGACGGTCTCAAGAAAATGATTGGTCGTCGTGGTGGTATGTCGATTGTCACAACTACTTTTGAAATTAAGGCAATTGACGATTTTGACTATTGACAATTTTTTAAAGTTTTGCTATAATGACAATGTGAGGTTAAGTGGTATTACCTCACAGAGTATCGCTGAAATCGGGGCGTTAGTAGTGCAACGCTCTTTTTTTGTACTGTTTTTAGTGGTACGCGTTAGAGTTACAGCACTACTCAGCAACGGTCAGGGCGTTTATAAAAACGCTCTTTTTTTTGTATTCTAGCGCTTGACGTATTTGCCTTAGTGTGTTATTATAATAGTACAGAGATAGGCAAGGTAGAGCGTCTATCTCACAAAATTACATGAGTCATATTACATGAAGTACCACCTTTCTTATTAAAATCATAAAATCTCCTTTCTTTCTTATTTATCTATACTTTAAGCTCTACCACTACTACCACTTAGACGAGATGTCTAAGTGGATTTTTTATATATAAAAAAACAGCTTCCGTAAGGAAACTGTCTGAAGAAACTATCCGAGAGCAACTGACAAAGCACGTGATTAAGATGCGAAAGCGTCAGGCGCAACTCAATGCGCAATCATCCTGGCGCTATGCGTCAATCACAATCGGTGCTTCTTGTATTATTATCTTAACACAAGTCTCAAAAAGTGTCAAGCTACTTGACATATTTGTCGTCTTGTGTTATTATAATAGTACAAATAAATGTAAAGGAGGCTTTTCCACAATGGATACAGCTTTTGAAACTAAAGACGCTCTTGAGCTTCTTGACTCACTTCCTGAACGTGTCGGAAACGACGATGAAATCGAATCAATTCTCGCGGACTTGATTACATTAAAAGATTTTGTCAGCACGATTGATGAAATCGTGGCAACGTTGAACGAGGATGTCGCAAACCTTAACAAAAAAAACCAGGGTCTTATGGCATCAAATAACACGCTTTACCGACAAATTGGAAAACAAAACGAAGCAGCTGAAGAAGCTAAAGAAGCAGTCTCAAAAATCGCACAGATTAACGACTTGTTTTAATGACTAGAAAGGACACCAAAAAATGAATCTACCTAAAATCGACTGGTACGGACGCGACGAGCTAAAAGCCATTTACGCTGACCGTGCTGTAGAAACTAACGCACCGACTGACGTTGAACAACCTCTCACAAAACCTGCTGACAGTGTTGCGAACGTTGAACAAAATTATCCAGAACGTGTTGAACGTGCGGACGAACTCGAAACAACTGAAGTTAACGAAAATAATCAAATTCCTGTAGAAGAAGGAGAAAAATAATGAGTAATAAAATTACACGCTATATGTCCGCTGAAACTGGACAAAATGTTACTAACATTGACCTTTTGAACGCCATCCGCGAAAAAGCTTCGAACGCTTACCAAGCTGATATTCCAGTTCTTAAAGGTACAATCAACCACGCGAACATTCCGACACAACAATTTCAAGTGCATGAAAACGAGTTTTTTGAGCAGTTGATTAACCGTATTGGATCAGTTGTTGTCAAGGCTCTCACTTACGAAAACCCACTCGCAATTTTCAAATCTGAAATTTTCGAATTTGGTGACACGCTTGAAGAAATCTACGTAGCACCTGCAGAACGTAATAACTTTAACGCAAAAGATAACGGTCATCCATTCGCTTTTGCTGATACAGATATTGAAGTGTTCTATCACAAGTTGAATAACGAATATCGTTATGACCGTACGTTCGAGCGCGCATGGGTTCAAAAAGCATTTACATCAGATATGGCATTTGATGAATTTATTGACAAGATGTTCACATCACTTATCAGCTCTGACACGCTTGACGAATATGCAGCAGTTAAACAAGTCCTTAACGACTCACTCGCTGAAGTGACTTACACCGATAACGCAGGTACAGCTCATCAAATTACGGTAGCAGGTACGAAAGTTGATACGACTCATAACAATTATATCGAAGAGATGGTAAAAGACATCATCGCGAAATCGAAACAGTTTACGATTCCATCACGCGACAAAGCTCACTCAAACAATCCAGTTGGTGTACCTAATGCAACGCCACTCGAAGATCAATATCTTATCATCGATGCGGAATACTCGACAGATATTGACCTCATGTTAGCTAACGCTTTTAACATGGATAAAGCTTCAGTCCAAGCTCGTCAAATTGTTGTCGATTTCTTCGACAAATTTACTGGAGCTGGTCAAAATAACGGACGCCGTCCCGTTGCCTTCCTTGTTTCTAAGAATTCAATTATTCTTAAAGACAAATTGGTACACATGGAAAGTATTCGCAATCCGAAGACAATGTCTTATAACTACTTCTACCATCACCACTATTTGACAAGCCTTTCACTCTTTGAAAACATCCACATGTTCTACGTGGAAGACTAAATAGTATTCCTCTACTAGCCCTACCCTCACGGGTTTAGGGCTTTTATAAAATTACAGAAAGCGAGGAAAAGTATTTGAATACTGTAAATTATCACAGTTTAAAAGAATATACAAAAACACTTGGACGCATTGACCACAGCAAAACAACGGTGGATCGTAATCGTACCGCATGGTATAACTTTTACTTTAACTACTTTTATGACATTGTCGTAAACTATTTTAGCTGGTACAACTTGCCAAACGACCTCGATGAACTTTTTATAGAGCGTAAGCTTTTAGAAAATGGACACGTTGCATTTTTCGAAGACGAAGAATTAGGTTTTGTGGCACAGGGTGGAACACGTGGCCAAGAGCTTAATATCTACGATTACCCTACCACTTATCTGCCTGTGAACGCGGCTCAACAGATGCGCTTTCCGAAAATGCAAATCGCGTACAGTAAAAGAGATTTTGATCTCTTGCAAAAAATGCACAACGAAACGCGAACCGATAAGCCTTGTATAGTTATTCCTAATAATAATCTCTTCGAACCGTATCTTGATTACATTCATCTATATTGCGAAAAGCTGGCAGACATTGAAATGACAATTCAGCTGAATCGAAACGCTCAGGTCACACCGTTCTTTGTTTTAGCTGATGAAAAATCTGTTTTAAGTTTAAAGAACATTTTTAACAAAATTCAAAGCTTCGAGCCCGTTGTATATGCAAACACACAAAAAAACGCGGCAGGTACCGCGGACTTCCAACAATTAGACGACCGCATTAAAGTCTTTCGCACGGAAGCACCTTACCTTCTTGACAAGTTACATGACGAAAAGAATCGCGTTATTAATCAGCTTCTCACGTTTATTGGAATTAATAACAATCCCGTTGATAAAGCTGAGCGTCTAGTTACTGCTGAAGCAATTTCAAACGCAGGCATTATTTCCGCAAATATTGAAGTTGGTTGGAAGTCTCGACGAAACGCAGTAAAACGCATTAATGAAGCTTACGGGCTTGATATAGATGTTGAGCCTGCGGAATGGGTACAACGCTTTAACTTTGCGGACGTTGAAAAAGATTTAAATACCGAAAATCTTGATGATAACGCGGACGGAGGGCTTCAACCATGACGCAAAATAACACAACCGCAACAATTGAGCAATTTTTAAAATCACGTTATCGTAATCCAGTGACTGGAAATCTTGACGGTCTAGCCGTTGACGAAAATGGCGATTTTCTCCACTATAACGTTATCATCGACCAAACTTTTAATGAGCTATTTAAAGACATGCACCTTAATCAATACGTTGATGATGACTTCAAAAAGTTATTCTGCCAGCGCTTTTATAACCGTGAGATTGGCTTTGAGACGTTCGCACGCTTTCAAGTGTTCCTGGAGCAAGAGTTAAACACAGACTGTCTCAATTTGTTTAAAGTCCGTGACACGTTGAAAAATATGTCGTTGGATCAGATGAACCAAGACACCAACATGTATAATGACGGAAGCTCGAAGAATGACAGTCACACGCTTTCCATTTCCAACACCACACCTCAAGAACATTTGTCAATCACTTATGACAATGACCACGACCAAAAATACGGCGCGATTGATTATGCGAATGCGCTCGGTGAAGGAAACGCCAAAGGAAAAGAAGACCACCATTCATACACGCACGGATGGGCGGGCGGTCAACTCGCTCAGCGTTATAATCAGTTGGCGCAAATGGAAGACCTGACATTTGAAATCTTTAACATTTTAGAGCCACTCTTTCTCCAGGTCTGGTGAGCTCTTAGAAAGGACAAACTATGCGAGAATTAACAATTGCTAATGACAATTTAGTTAGCTATGACAAATACTTAGCTCAGCTACTTATTAAAGTACCGCAAGACTTTCAGCCTGAGCCTGACGAGCTTTACTATTTTAAAGCAACTAATCCACGCTATGGCAAACGCTTGAAAAACTTGTACATTAAAGCGCGAGCCGTGCTTTACTACTACGCGGACAAGTCCACCGCTGAGTTTTGGGGCATTACCTCAACACGCTCAAAAGTTGTAAACAAGCCGATTACATCGGTGACGACGTCAGGTGACGAGCTTAATTGTTTGTGTTTTATCCGCTTTAAAGTCTTAGGCGTTTATTATAGTAAAGAGAAGCTTTTATCAAAATCTAAGCTCAAAGGCTTTGGCCGTGTCATCGATGATAACGAATATTTTAGCCGTATTCCTATTATTAATGAGTTAACGCACTGGGACAACGGAGTTCTCACATCTAATAATTTTAAATTTAAAACAAATTATGACAAACCGTGGGACGATGCGGATTCTTGGGAAGAGTACGGCATTTACATTTATGACGCAAACGGACTCAGAAAGCCTGGGTGGGTGCATTATTTGAAAGATTGGGATAAGTTTAATCTCACGGCGACAAATAACCGCGACGGAGAAAAACGCGTCTCGCTCGTTGGAGGAGAGGGGCACGAAAAATTATGATTACAATAAGCGCAGAAATGACGCAAACAAGTCTCCGCCTGACGGTACGAGGGCACAGCGCCACAGGGCGTGAAGATTGTGCCAGAGCTACGACTGCTTTTCAAGCTATAACGTATACATTTACTCATAAAATCATTGATAAAAAAACGTCTGACGGATTTAGCTACGCTGAAATAGCGTATACTAAGCAAACGAAAAAAATGCTTTTGCAAGCTGTCCTTTATTTAAAACAGCTCGCGGAATTGCATCCAAAAACCATGAGTTTTACATTTAAAGAAAACGAGGAAAAACAACATGACTAAATCAACAAAACGACCTTTACCAGTATCAAAAACCATCCAATTCCAACAACACCAAAAAATTAAAGACATTTCAGTAAGCGGAAAAGATGCGCTCACAAGCGTTGACTTTTCAGAGCGCGATGGTGACTTTAAATTAAAAATTAAAGCTGATCCAGACAAAGTGAACGAGGTTTCAGGGACTCCGTTCGTAACGACTAGCGTTACAACAGCGGACGAAGGAACGGATGATCCGAAGAAATCGGTCGCACTCGGTCACGACTATCGCGGTCTTAATTTAGAGACGGCTGGCAAATACTTGAGTATCAACAAAACTAAAGAAAAAGCAGTCATTGACGGTACTTTGATTGAAGCAGATTTGACAAAAGCGCTCAACGATGCAAAGGAAGCAAAAGAAAAAGCTGACAAGGCAGCAGAAAAAGCTGGACTTGCAGACCAAAAAGCTACCACTGCTATTACGCAAATTGCAAGCGTTAGCGACGCTCTCACAAAATTAACGGAAGCAAGTAAAACAGCGGACGCAAAACTTCAGAGCGAAATTGACAAGCTAAGAGCAAAATTGGAAACACTTCCAAAAGAAGCTAAGTTGTACGTGAGTGAAGCGGATAAAGAGCGCGCAAACAGTGGACGCTTGGAAGGTTTGACATACGTTAATTTTTATACAGCACTTGACAGCTCAGACGCGACAGCTTTGTCAGTGTCAGAAAATGTAACTCTTAGCGTTACATTAAAACCAGACACCGAAAACACGAGCGGTACAGCGTTTACGCGTGAAGTTAGCGAAATTCGCTTGGAAGTTGCAAAACCAGCGCTACCAGACTTCGATGCACTCGGTGTTGCTGTTCAAGATGCACAAGACCGCGCTGCTGAAGCGCAAGACAAAGCGAACGAAGCTAAACAAAAAGCGGATAGTTTGGAAACAACGTTCAACAATGTTTCAAAAAATTTACAAGACCACGCAATGGACGAAGCGCAACTAAACAGCTTAACGGCAAAACTAGAAACTACTACTACTACCGCTGACACTGCAAAAGAGAGCGCTGACACCGCGACAGCATTAGCGCAACAAGCAAAAGCAACAGCTGACAAGACAGCGACAGATTTAGGACTCGCACAAGCTAAAGAAATTGAAGATATTAAAAATGTAAACGATGCGGTTGAACGTTTACGCGCCGCAGTTGGACAAGCAAACGGAAAACTTCAAGGACGCTTGAGCGAACTTGCTCAAAAAATTGCAAAAGCGAACGAAGGAGCAACAGCTCCAGAACCTCTCAAAGTCGATGACGCAACTTATAACGCTATCAAAGCAGCCGCAAGCTTAGGCGATAGCCGTTACGACGGTATCACGTCCGCAACGTTTATCGTAAACGGTCAAAAAGTAACACTCGATGTGGCTGATACGAACGAAGTAGCAAACTTTGACACTTCGATCGAAGGACGCGTTTTATTAAACAGCCCACGTAGTAGTATTGATAATAATAGCGAGAGCCTAGTTATCGGACTCAAGGGCGACACACACGAAGTCGTGAGCATTAAAATTAAATCAGGACACCGCGACATTGAAAAGCGTCTTCTAGGTGTTCGAGACTGGCTGAACTTTGTACCAACAAAAGCAGAAAAAGCGCTTCTCGAATTGTCGCAAGCTGGCGGACGTACAAACTTTACGCAGGAGCAAGTAGACCAAGGAATTATCGTATCCGAAGGGCTTGTGATCGACATGGGTAAATATTGGCTACCTGTTGGAAACGTTGAACTCGCTTTCGGAGGGGACAAGCCAACGGCTCAAGAATTGCTCGACTTTACGATTTATACCTACGATTTAGACACCGCACGTGTAAACCACATTAACGCTAAGACATTGCTAGAGCCCGGCACAAAAGTTCCACCAATTCTTAAAACAGTATATTAAAAAGGATGTGAAGACTTATGTTTAACGAAAATGAAGACTTTTTCAAAAATTACCGAGGACGCTATAGCCAGTATTGGATTGAGCGTTTCGGTCTGATTCCAGAGCTTCCGACTAGCTTCGACAATGCTAACTCTATTTATGAGCTTATTGCTTGGCTTCAGCGTGCGTTCAAGCAGTTGCTTGACGACTTCACCGCGCTAGAAAACGAATTCGAAGATTTCAAAAATGCGCTGATTGATTTGTTAGAATATCTTATTCCAGAGCTTATCCGACGCTTTGCACATTCTACGGAATTTCGAAAAATCTTTTCTGACTTGCTCAAAGATGTTCTAAATAGCGATTTAAAACAATGGTTTAAAAACTACCTGAAAGATATTCTCCGAGATCCTGACATGCGTGAATTTTTCAAAGAGTATCTTAAGGATATTATGCATGATCCAGAGATGCAAAAGTGGTTTAAAGATTACCTTAAAGAGCTTTTAAACGATCCGAAATTTTTGAAAGATTTGAAAGACAAGCTCGGTATTACTGAGATTGAAAACAATCTTAACAAGATTATCGATAACTTGAAACGCTCAGGCGCTTGGGAAAATGGCAATCTTAAACCAGACCGCAACATTGCTACTGGTAATATTAACGTATTCGGTGGAGCAACTGATGGCGGACACTTTATCCGCACGAATAATGGACAAACTGAGGACGATCTCGCGGGAGGTGTTTAAGTATGGCACAACTCAAAAACGGCGGACGCGTAGATTTTCAGCTTAAACCTGTTGTAATTCAGGGAGGAACATACAAAGGTGTAAGCTACGACGGAAACACTTCCATTTTTCACATGTACAACGCTTATACAACTACGTCGCCGTGGAACGAAAGCATCGACACACGTGTAAGTTTTGATTACGACATCGAAGAAACAGACGACGAAATTAAAATTAAAGTCAAAGGCGTTAGTGGCTACGGCTTAACAATTACAAGCGTCGGACGAGGAACGCCGTTTCCAGTCCACGACTCGCTTGTAAACGCTAACGGTCAAACGCTCGTCGACCTTCACTATCAGTCGGGCGTTGGTTACAATTATAATCAATCGCTTGGCGGTGCGACGGTGTTCGGAAGCGTTCCTATTCTCACTATTAAAAAATCTGAGTTTGGACAAGCACACGCACAACACGTGGGAATTAAGCTTCTCAGGTTCGATGACTTGGCAGCGGATCCAAGCGGTGACAATAAAATTGAGCTATGGTTCGACGCTATTGCCTATTTTCCACCGCCAAAGTTTAAGCCGTGGGCGACGCGTAAAAGTGGCACTTTCAAGAGTCACCAAAAACACGACGGGTGGTTTAAGATTCGCAAAAGTGGCACATGGTCGGACGTGTCGACAATGTCAAACGCTGATCGAGGCGCAAGCGGACAAGGAAAGCACCGCATCCGCCACGGCGGAACGTGGGTCGGACAGACGGAAATTGGCGACTAAAAACGATAACTTGTACTAGCATAATAGTACAAAGTGTGATATAATAGTGTTAGTTAAAAAGCTAACACTATTTTTTATATGGTTAGCTAGAAAGGAACTTTTAAAACGTTGGTAAAAGAAACAACAAAAATTAAGCTTTATTCAAAATCGCCATTTCGGAGCGATTACGCGAACGTTATCCATTTTGACAATCGCGACGAGATGCAAAAATATTTTGATACCGATTCACCGCATCTAAAGAAAATTTATGAATCTGATAATTTTCAATTTATTTCGCGAACGGGTGAAATCTACGTGAGCGGACGTCAGGAACAATTTGAGACAGCGACTTACATGTTTTTTAAAAACGCAGGTAAGGAATATTACGCGTTTGTTTACGACATTGCGTATATTAACGAGAACACCACAAAAATTATTTATGAGTTGGATATTTGGAACACTTACCAACCAATGTTATTTAACAAAAACACTCAAGTCAGCGGAACCATTGCGCAATATTTACCGTATTTACCGAGCGACGATAAAAACTTTAGAGCACGTCATACAAACACGCAAGGCTTTAACGTCGGAAGTAAAGCTACGGAAGAAATTTATGACGTAGGCGCAAACTTAGTGGACTGGCTCGTTATTGTAGCTAAGCCAGAATTTAAATTTAAAGGTGAAGCAGGAACACCCGCGTCAGACATGTCTTTCTCAGGTACTCAAAAAAGCTTAAAATACTATTTTGTACCCGTCGAAATTGCAGGAAAAATGACGAAACAGTTTGAGCTCGACGGTCAGACCTATCCACCAAAGCCAATCGTCACAATTTTGCTCGAGTGCTTCGGTATTACTGTCGGCGGTAAGCATATTAGTCCAACCAAGGACAATACGGCGGACGCGCAAAACATCGCCGCAAATAATATCGTAAATATGTACTACTCACGCTACCTTGGTATCGATTACGATTATGACGGAAGCGTTGTCAAGATTAAAAAAGCGGATGGCGATATTTTCAACGTCGTAGGCGTTGGACGCCAATCATCAGCCGCACCTTCAGGCGGTTCGGGGGATCTCGTAACAGTCGGAGGGCCTACGGGAAGCGAGAAAGAAATCGCTGAACGTATTGCAAAAACTATAAAAGCAAATTATCCACCTGCAACGGTTAACGGAATCGCAGCACTCCTTGGAAACGCTAAACAAGAGTCATCAATGGACTATACCATCGACGTTGCGGCAGGGCTTGGGCTTTGGCAATGGACGAGCACACGGGCGCAAGGTTTGCGAAATTATGCACACTCGAAAGGCATTTCTGAACACACTATCGAAGCGCAAGTCGGATGGCTCCTTAACGAGCCAGGAGAAAGCGAAACGGCGAAAGCTGTACTTTCAGGAAACGATAGCGCTGGCAATTTGTCTGACATTTTTGTCACACGTTGGGAGCGCGCAGGTATTCCAGTCGCGGACAAGCGCAGAGCATACGCCGAAAGCTTCGTTCCTGTTGTTAAAGCTGTAATTAATGACGTAGGCAATAACAGCAACGCAGGAAAAAACGCGGACAATAAAACAACATCAGCGCCAAAACCTGCAGAAGTAACTGAAAAAGTTATCGCAAAAGTAAAAGCTATGGCAAATAAAAGCGTAGGTAACGGACAATGTTACGCGCTCTCGTCTTATTATTGTCAGTGTTTCCGAGAGTTGGGCGTTGATGCGCCTGGACTCGGTGCAGGCGTCGGAAATCTTTATAAACAAATCGGCGACACTTATAACGCTTACGCAATCGGAAGCGCTTACGACTGGAAATCATGCGGGTGGGGTGTGAAATTTAATCCATCGGAAGAAGATTTTAAAAACGCCGCGGGCTGTATGATTAACTATAAACCAAACTACGGACCAACGGTGACAGGCGGTGCAGGGCATACCGGTATTTGTATAAGCTACGATGGACACAGCTTACACACCGTGGAACAAAACTACGGCAACAACGGCTATACTTTGGACCACGTCGTCACACACGTTCACGCGGATGCTTTGTCTAGTATTGTGATACCACCGGACGTACTCGCAGGCGGAAAGATTAATCCTGACGTTGTTGGAGACGCAAGCGGTGGAGATGGCTCAGGCGGTGCGAATAGTGCGGCTTATATCGTAAAAATTGTAGAGCATCCAAAAGCAGCGCCTAAATTTATCGAGATTGACGAACTAAAACCTAAGATTCTAAAACGTCTCAAAGCGTATATCAAAGACACGTTAGGCGAACGTTTCGTTCACATGGCGAACCAATTGCTTTTAATTTCCGAACTTATTGACGTCGAATTGTACGATTATTACGGAAACACGTACGCTTATCAGCTCGAGCTTTTGAACAATCTCCAAACCGAGGACGGTAAGTACTACAATAAATCAGCCATAATGCTACTCGGAAGCGTTGGAGACCAAAATTACAATTTTGCGGGGCTCGTTGGATACGGTCACACTCATAATATTGTTGATCAAAATAATAAGACTTTTAAAATTAAAGCAAAAGCGGACGAGAACATTATATCCAAGTGGGATATTATGCAATACGGAATTTTTGACACAACAGGAAAAAATCTGACAATTCTCGACGACGCTACGGCTACGTACATTCAAGGACACGCGGCACAGATTAAAGCGCAACAAGCAAGCTTTAATGAAAACGCAAGCCTCCAAAGACAACAAGCGGATATGAACAATCGTCAGACCTCATTTGCTAACGACAAAAATATTTACGGAGCGAATTTCGCAGTGGATCAAAGCGTCTTCAAGCGCGGAAAAGCTGGAGTCATGGCAACAGTAGACGTCGCGACAAATGCGCTCGACATCTTTTCTCCACTTAAAAAAGATGAGACTTATTTGGGTAAGTTTATGTCAACGGCAAGCAACACCGCAAAAGCAGGAATGAACGGATACTACAACGTCCAACAGTCGCTCATGGATGTCACAAACGCAAAAGTAAATCGTTCCTTTGCGCAAGATGAAAACGAATTACGTAGCCAAAGTACAGCGCTCGCGAACTTGCAAGCAAAAACAGCCATTGACCAACAAATCCGCGCCTTTAACGCGACAATGACAGACTTACAAAATCAACCTGATGGCATACAACAAATGGGTAACGATATTAGCTTCCAAACAAGTAATTACCAACAAGGATTATTTATTCGTATTCGTTTTCCATATCCAGAACAACTTAAAACAGTTTTGACATATATGCATCTCTACGGTTATATCTATCAAACAGAATCAAACGACGTTTTAAAATATGCATATAATCGCAAAGCGTTTAACTATATTAAATTAACAAGCGTGGATGTCAGCGGACTTGAAGCACCGCAAAGCGACTTAGCTATGATTAAAAATATCTTAGCATCAGGCGTGCGAATCTGGGAAGCGAAATACTTAGATTATACTAAGCCTAAGCCGTTTGACATCTATACGCAAAACCCAAACCGTGCGGACGACCAGGCGGTTCTTGACAGCTATCGAAACTTTGATTAAGGAGGTGTAACAATGGATGGAACAACATAAAAAGGAATGGTACAATCCACAGAAAATGCTATCTTATAATCAATTTCTCAACTTTGTTATCGGCGGGCGTGATATCGGTAAAACTTTCGCGATGAAAAAATATCTGTTACAACAATTTGTAAAAAATGGTAAACAATCGCTCTATCTGCGACGCAATAAAACAGAACTGGACGGCATAGACAAAGAAAGCTTTTTCCCTCGTATTATGCTTGAGCAAATCTTCCCAAACTACGAAGAAGCAGAAGTGAACGTATCGCGAACACAAACTAAAATAACTTTTACATCAACGCTCGAAGGTTACGAGGACGGTGAGTTTATCATAACGAGCGGAAAAATCATGCTGAATGGACGCGTTGTTATTTACTTAAAATCTCTCAGCACGTGGGTGAATTTAAAAGGTTCAGAGTACGATAACGTTTACTTTATAATGTTCGATGAAGTCTTAATCGACACAAGCTCTAACAAGCGCTATCTTAAAAACGAAGTAGAAGCTTTTCTAAATCTCTTAATTTCGGTATTTCGACAACGTAAAAACTGTCACGTATACTTGCTCTCAAATGCTGCGAACATCAACAACCCGTATTTTGCGTATTTTAAATTTTACGAAAACACAGACAGACGCTTTTACAACTTAAAAGACCGCCGTATCCTGATTGAATTTCCACCTAATCAACCGTTTGACGGTTCATCAGACGACGACATTTACCATCTTATCAAGGATTCAAAGATTTACGATTCGGTGGCAAATAATAAATTTCAAGTCGGCCGAGGTAAAAATATCGGAAAGCTCAAAGGCGAGAAGACTTATCTTTATTCTCTCTATATAGACGGAGTTACTCTCTCTTGCTACAGTTGTAATGGCTTAGTATACGTAAAAGTCGGATATGACAAACACCGCAACATTTACAGCGTAGACCCTGCGGAATCTGAAAACGGTCTCATTTACATGGACAGAAGCTCAGATCTCGCGTGGACTCTCCGACAATGCTATTTAAAAAACTGCATATGGTACGAAAACGCTGAGGCAAAAAACTACATGCTAACGCTTATATCTAAAATCCTATAACCATTGAAAGGAGGTGAGAAAAATGGTAGAACATCAGCTTTATAGTGCACTTTTAAAAGCTGCTCAATCTGACTGGACAGTTTTGCTTACAATTGTAATAGCGTTTGACATCGCGACAGGCTACGCAAAATCATACGTTTGGAAAGTTACCGACAGCGCGGTAGGCGTTAAAGGCTTGCTTAAACACTTGACAACTTTGCTCGTTTATGTCTTTGCTTACGGTCTAGCTATTGACTTTGACATGTCTACGCTTGGCGTTACGCTTGTCGTTTACAGCTTGCTAAATTACGCGCTTTCAATTGTCGAGAATCTAGGCGTAATGGGCGTTATTACACCAAAATTCTTGCAAGCTAAAATCCGCTCAGAAATCGAGCGCTACGAATCAAAACTAGACAAAGGAGGAAAATAAATGAGTTACCAAGACTATAAAAATTCTCACATGTCGCTTGGCGTAGACGTCGACGGATGGTACGGAAATCAATGCTGGGACGGCTACGCTGACTATTGTCAATATCTCGGCGTTCCATACGCAAACTGTACCGCATCTGGATATGCTAAGGACATCTGGGAACAACGCCACGAAAACGGAATGCTCGACAACTTTGACGAAGTCGAGATCATGCAACCCGGCGACATTGCTATTTTTCAAGTAGCACCAGCAACACCTGTTTCACACGTTGCAATTTTTGACTCAGACGCAGGCAACGGCTACGGGAACTTTTTCGGACAAAACCAAGGCGCACCGAACGGCGTGTACAATATTGTACAGCTACCCTACGACGCAACTTATCCCACGGCGTTTAGGCGCAAGGTCTTAACGCAAACAAGCGCACAGCGTACCAATAAATATTTTTTAGACGTCAGCGCATATCAGCCAGGCGACCTTAGCGGAATTTGTGAGCAAGCAGGCACACGAGACACAATTATTAAAGTCACGGAAGGCAACGGATGGGCCAGCCCCGTGGCATCACAACAAGTCCAAACATCAAACGCTATCGGCTATTATCACTTTGCACGGTTCGGCGGTTCTGTTGCACAAGCGGACGCGGAAGCCTCACACTTTTTGTCAAACTTGCCATATCCTAACGTCAAATACTTAGTGTGCGACTATGAGGACGACGCAAGCGCAGACCGTAACGCAAACACGGAAGCCGTAATTCATTTCATGCAACGCTGTAAGGACGCTGGTTACAAGCCACTGTATTACTCATACAAGCCTTACACGTTAGCAAATGTGGACGCTGACCGAATCACGGCGACGTTTGGGCCTTGCTTGTGGATCGCGGCTTACCCTAACTATGACGTGACACCTGAGCCATACTGGCCTTTAAATCCGAATATGAACGGACAAATCGCGTGGCAATTTACATCAACCGCCATCGCAGGCGGATTAGACAAATCCATTTTCTTAACAGACGACGACACAGAAATTATTAATACACAAACGGAGGACACAAACATGACAGACTTTGTAGCACGAAATCACACAGGCGACAGCGGATACGTAGCAATTGTAAACGACCGAGTTTTCGGTATTGGAGACATGGACACTGTATTACAACTTCAAGCCGCAGGAGCAAAACACCTGAACCTCAATGACGCAGACTTCGGACGTTTCATTGACTCACGTGCCTCAAGCTCAGACGTAGCTAAAGCGCTTAAAGACGCATCAGCGGACGTAGTCAAACAAATTGAAGATCTCAAAGCGACTGGCGTAAATGCGCCACAGCAATAATAGCACAAAGCTTACATAAAAGCAAAAAAGAGCCGTAATGGCTCTTTTCTTATTTTCCGTATTGTAATACCATTTCAAGCACACCACACGCTAAATCGCGCGCTAGTAGAGTTAGTAGCATAATACTAAACCTCCAATTCATCAATTTGCGGACGACCTTCGTCAGACGTTATAAAGTGTCGAAGTAGTACGCTATTTTTACTAGTCGTCCCGACAATCACCGCGCATCCTTTTGCGTCGTAGCCTTCGTCGTCTGTCTCGTAAATTGCTATACGTGTACGCCCTGCCGTATCCTTATAAGCGTTAAAGTTAAACTCAGCCTTTTGCTTAAGCTCACCTTTATAAATAAGTAAGTCCTCATAGTCGCTCGCAGTCATCGCGCTTACTAGCTCGCTTACGCGTTTAATCTTCGTTAGCTTGTTACCTTCGTAGCTGTATTCCATCACCACATAATATTTACCGCTTTTAAATTTCATTAGTCTAACTCCTTTGCTATATCTTTCACAACTTTAGTCACACCACGTCGCACGTCGCTTACTAAATCAGCGTATAAAATATTTTTTGGATCAGCCGTCACGACGTTTACGCTCAGCGCTTCACAATCCAAAATTGCAAGCTCTTCGTTAATGTCTCGCTCACCGCTTGCGCACATCTTAAAAATTGTTCGCAAGTTCTCAAGCTCCGTATCAGCCCACTCAACAAAGTGGTCGCCGTATTGTCCCATCGTATGTACCTCACGCCATAGCTTATCAGCGTGGTTAGCTAAGTACGTGCAAGCCTCAGCCTTTGTGCTACAGTATTGTGCCAGGTCTTTTTTATAGCTGTAATAAGTAATGTAATAGCTTTTCATAATCGCTCACCTCACAATTCTACTTTTTCGTCTAGCGGTAGCTTTTCAAGCCAATCAGTAGTAGCAGTAAAGCTTTTACGTGTGCGCCCCGTGTTAAATGCCCTGGTTGTCATTAGCGCGTAAGTAGCGCTAAATGTGCTGTTATGTTCTTTCCAACAACAGTTATCGTACACGTCTTTAACTTGTCCGTCCCAGTAGTCGTCGTTCATATAATCTACCATACTACCTACGCTTTTTGTAATACTCGTTACGTAAGTAACTCCGCAAACCTTAACATAACGCATCTCATAAACAAATTCGTCATCTGTCTTGTAATCTTGGTACATCCAGTTAAATTGTTCAGCTGTAAGCATAATAAGTAACCTATAACTAACTTTTGTTAGTTTCTTTCTGTTTTATCTACTATAAGTATAGCACTAATACATCTACCTGTCAAGTAAA